TTCACTATCACCCAGACTATTAGCCCACCCACAGCCATAAAGAACATTATTGTAAGTCCTATGACTAAGGTAAACATCATCTTTATACTGGCGTTTAAGTCTTTATTGTTGCTCATTTTTTCTCCTTAAGTTCGGCTAGGCGGTCATTAAGTTTGCCCTCAACATATTGCCTAGGTGTACCTCCAAGTGGTTCATAGGGGTCTTGCTCCCCAAGTGTTTCCACGAATTTTATTAGCTCATCTATCCGTGCTTCTGTTATGAGAGCTTCGATTTCTGCTTTAGCGGTAGCAAATATCTCAATGTGTCTTTCATTTTGCCACATGGTGTCGCTCTGCCCGTCCGTAAATGCTTGTTCAAGTATTTTGTCTAGTGTTCTCATGCTATTTGTCCTCCTTGAGTTTGGGCTTTATCCAGGCATCTATTGTTAAGTCATCGGTAAACTTAGTACCGTTAGTTATTTTTACTCTTTCACCAGAACTAAAATAACTCATGCTTTTTGCAAACCTACGTTTCTTTATGAACTGCCACCATCTAAAGTTTGGGTATTCACTCATGCTATTTGTTCTCCATGAGTTGCTTTAGGCGACCCTTTAGGAAAGTTAGGTAATTGTCTTTAGTTCTAGTTACTACATGGAAATCTGATATAGCTAGATGAACTTCATCAATCCTTGCTTCTGCTACGAGAGCCTTAATATCTCCAATAGTCCAGAGTGGGTATACTGGTGCGTCATCTCTTAGGTTGATTAAATCTTCTTTAATTTCGTCTAGTGTACTCATGCTATTTGTTCCTCATCCTCGATAATTGTTCCATCACTTAATCTAGCATCCTCTCTGTCTTGAGCCTTTTTGTGGCCGACATTATTTGCCATTTCACTGACTGGTATCTCACAGTCGGAACAGTACGGTACGCCATATTCTTTTAACATATCGGATGTAGAATCAAGGTGATGCTCGTAATGGCTGAAGCCTTTATTATTATTTACTAATTTTATATGCTCGCCCCAAGTCTTTTCGTTTTTACGATCTACCCGCGTTATACGAATAGTAGCTTCCGAAAACTTCAGAACTAATCCTTTCTTGAATTTAGGATCTTTGTATGCTTTCGGATCTATTAGGTCACTTATATTTTCTTTCATAATGCTCCTTACTTCATTCCTTTTACATTATCAAACCATAGGACATATGTCAAGTGGATTATTGAAACACTTGTGCATAAGTTAAAATAGTACTGTTGGTGCATCAAATTGCTCCTTACTGTTTGTTGCATCAACAATCTTTAATTCTTTACTGCCAGGGAATACCTCCATAGCCTGATTAAACAATGTCATTGGCTTATTATTTTCAACTTCTTCAACTTTTAATATTTCTACTTCTGGAACTACTCCAAATAATTCTGAAAAACAATAGTCACGAACAGACTCTATGCCCTCGGCTTCGTACATGTCTCCCCAATCTTTGTAAGGTGCTCGTGGTTGCTTAATGCGATATGGGACAATTCCTTCAATGCTTTTAAGCAATCCTAAGCCTGCTGAGTCGTTGTCACCAGCAAATACCAGTACTATATCGTTTTTCTTACAATAACCCGCCAGACCGCTTAATATGGCTCCTGACGATGCACTTGGCATGCCTATCCATGGCACTCCACACGTTTGCATGACTGCACAATCACTTGCGCCCTCCACAATAAACAGCTTAGGATTGTCTAAGTTCCAGAGGCCATAGGCAATTGGTTTAGCATCTTTTAAGAATGTGAAACGGCGATCCCCCTCCAAGTGCCTGAGCTGGCTGAAGGGTATTTGAGTTTTGTACATGTTGAAATAGGGTAGGTAGTAACTTTTCTTTTCAGCTACCCAGCGCCAACCAAGATCGTCAAGAACCTCCAAAGGAATACTCTTGAATTGGTGAGTCCTAGGAATCAGTGGCAATGTCTTCCAGTACGCCATCTGGTCGAATGTTTTGTAGGTAATCACTTTATTGGCCTTAGAAATGATCGGGGATCTACTAGAATAAACTCCTGAACCTTCCCCACCTCTTTGAGAGTTCCGTAGTTCGGGGAACGCTTTGGTGATATGGAATCTCCCACCCTCACAATTCGCATGGCAGAGAACGAACCAATCATCCTTGAATATCTGCGCCGAGGGACTTGCGTCATCGTGCAGTGGACACTGGCTGAGGATATACCTCTGGCCGTTTTTATATTGCAATCCTTGTTGTTCAAGACATCTGAGGACGTCTGTTTCTGTAAAATTATCATCGGGGTAATCTCCTTTCATATCTTAATTTTGTCTACTGAATTTATGGTTATCATCAAATGAAAATACTCGTTCATGCTCTGGCGTAGCTGTAAACCTGGATTTCCACAACCTTAGAAAAAGGTATCCCTCTTTATCTTTTTTAATCTCAATGGTTTTTGTTGCACCAGCCGCGATACCACTGGAACCAATAATACGCCCCATGCCTTTGGCCTGGGTGTTTTTAGCTGTGTGGCTTACCAAGATAATTGTTTTATTGAGTTTTCGCATCAAGTAATTTATTTTTCTAATAAAAATACGTTGAGAGATATATTCATTCTCCCCTTTGATGGATACCGCTGACTCAAATGCAAACTGGATAGGATCAAGCACCAAGATGTCTATCTTGCGTTGTGTGAACCATTTTTCAATAAGCACCAGTAGATCCTCCAGTCCCCAAAGTTTTTCTCCGTCCACTACATCCTGGGGGGTAAAGTGAATTTGTTCTCTGTGTTCCCCTAAAACATTTTTACCCATAATTCTCTGTAGCTTCGCATTAACATCTGCGCCATCATCCTCCAGCATAAGCAAACCTACCTTAGCGCCATCGACAACTGCTGGAGCAATCATGTTCAAAGCTACGGTTGATTTCCCAATACCCGTATCACCAAAGAGAACTACAATTTCATAACCATTCCTACGACCATACCCACCAAACATGTAATTATCTAAATCAACTGAACCAAAACTATAGAGATTTGTACGCCCGTAATCTTTAGAGAGTTTATCGGTCTCAGCATCAAAGTCAGTCAGGTAAACAATCTGGCCACCTAGGTTTACTTTTTTAGACATTCTTGTCTCCCCACACTCGCGGGTCGCGGTAATTGTTTTTGTTGTGGATCTCCAAGAATCGGTCTATTGTCGTGGATCTAATAAAATAATCAACACTGAATGTTTTAATTTTATCTTTATGCCAATCATCATTTGCGAGCGCGGAAAGTGCGGATTCTATTTCCACCATAGAAAAAGTATTCAGTAATTTCTTTACTCCACTCTTAATTCCAAAAACTCTGAAATTCCTTCCAGTAATCTTATTCACCAAAAGTAATAATTCTTCTTCTTTTTGTTTTGGTGGATTCTCTTCTTTTTGTTTTGGTGCACTCTTACTGTTGTTAATTACTGTATTAATAGTTTCGGTCAATTTGGCTGATTCTATAGTACCAGTCAATTTGGCTGATTCTATAGTTTCGGTCAATTTGTAATGAAAAGTAGGCTTTTCGTCCACTTTCATTACTTTAGTTTCTATCAATTTAGCTGCTATTAAAACATTATAGGATCTTCTTATGGTGCTTTCAGATAATGGCAATCTACCCATCATTTCTTTATAAGATTTATAAACCCAACCATCTTCTCTTTTGCCCCTGGTGCACCAGAAGCTTAACTCGTTAAACACCAGCGCTGGTGCTAACCCTAGCTCTTTTGCTAGCTCAAAGTCCATTGATATTGATTTTGACATTCTACCCTCTCTTACTTATCCGCTTGACAAGTTTTAGGGGTTGATGCTACAGTTGATGGTGAAGCACTAACCCCGTACTAATCCTACGGGGATTTTTAATTATTTGAGTTTTAGGTTTGAAGCACTAAAACTTCCTTTCAGCATACACCTGGCCATCCAGTTTTACAACAACCCTATATGTGGTGTCTATCGTCCATTTCTGAACACTAAACGAAAACATAAATACTAACCAGTATGTCAATGCAATAATGCTTAGAATGGCCAAAGGATCTCTAATTATTCTCCTCAATGCGCCGTTGTATCCCAGCGGATGATTCATTTGGTGCAGTCTGTTGTATCTCATAGCTTTTTAATCTCCTTTTTTTAGCTATTTCTGGTGATGGCAAGAACTCCCCGTTTTCTTGTAGCTTGCGCCGACAACGGGTGATACTCTCAAAACTAATTTGACGCATCTTGTCTATCTGCTTTTGATTTAACCCCATACCCATATGCAGTTGCAAGAATTGTATTAACAACTCGTGATCACTGTCCCGTGGACTTACAGGGTTCGTTGGTGATTTGCGGTTGGTCTCCAACACTTCAAAAACGGCCTTAAATGTTTTCGTTTTAAGCATTCTTTACTCCTTTGAATTTATTATTCTTAACAAACCAATTAAAAAGTGGAGTCTCGTCCATTCTGCCACGTTCTGACCACACCTCGTCTCTGAACCCGTGGGCCTCTCTCCGTACTTGAATAGTCTCCACGCGCCCCAATGATTCAGTAACCCCCGCCAGATCATAAACATGTAGCACTTTCTCTGGCGCTCCAGGATCTAACCTGACACCACGCCCGACTGCTTGATACCAAACTCTAAGGCTTAGTGTTGGCCGTGCAAAAATAATGCAATCCAATTCTGGAACATCAAACCCAGCCAGGAACACGCCGACATTCAACATGACGGGTCTATCGCCTGTTTTGAATAGCCTGACAGCCTCCTCACGCTCTTTTTTGGGTGTTTTCCCATCTACTAACTGAATGTAGCTAGAATCGCCTGAGAATGCGTCAAGGACGGCATTAGCTTGCCTTAGTGAACTACAGAAGACCAGCGCTCGTTTATGATTGTCTCTTGCGTACTCTATTGCCTGACATATCCTGGCCACTTTCTCAGCGCCCCAGGCTTCGAGACTGTCCACTGTAAAGTCCGCGCCCGTGGTATTCACTTTCAGCTTTGATATATCACTTGGTTCAATATAGTATTTTATTGGCGACAGATAACCATCGTCTATAAGTTCCTGAGTCTCAATCTTATATTTGATACCTTTCCAAAATGTTGGATAGCCTATACGCGTGATACATTTTAAATGCGCGGTGTAGAATAACCCGCCCCACTCATCAGTATAGAATTTTGATACTGTCCTGTATGGCGTAGCAGTCAAGCCACAAACATTATTGCAACCGATAGCAGTTAAAAACTTTTTATACATCGTATCCATCTCTTTAGGGTTCACTAGGTCGCATTCGTCAATGATCACATACTCAAAGTCTTTGAATAGTTCGGGCTTTTTATATATCGATCCAATTGTCGCCATGACATAGTTGCCAATCTCTTTTTTACCTAGTGACGCGGAATATATTTTGACGTCTTTAATATCGTATGAAAGCATCTTGTCATAATTCTGTTTAAGCAACTCACGGCTAGGCTGTAATACTAGTGTCTTCCCTGGCAATTGATGGCATATGCCCGCAATTACCAGGGACTTGCCAGCGCCCGTACCAGCTTGTAACACAAACGGCTTGGGCTTGTCTCTGTTCAGCTCCTTGACCGCAAGATCGACCATTTCTTGCTGATACGGGCGTAATGTATATTTCATGCTGTAACCTCTATAACTACCCTTGCAATGATGTATAAACAACTTAATAATATTATCCAGTTATAACCATCATCTATATATTGCAATGGCTTTTTACGTCTACTCATTTATTTAATTTCTATTCCACAGTCCCTTAGAAAACGATCACGATCAAACGCTTTGTTGTCTTGTTCTAATGCATCCCCGATGGTCATAATTGCATCGTGTATAGCATAAATACAGTCCTTGCGTCCTTGCGTATCAGGCGTCCAGGTATTTAATGCTTTATTAAAGCCTGTTGCCAGTAGTTCATAGTCGCGTCTTGTCATGATACTATCCTACTTTCTAATTCTAATTTTGCCTGTTTAATGTTTGAATACCATTTTGCAAAATTGTCTCCGTATACCACATAGCCATTTTTGCGTGGTTCATCTACCATTGACCCGTTGCCTAACGTCATAACCATTGCATAGTTTTTTCTTAACAGCATTAAGTCGTTAAAACGCTTTACTTGTAATATATATGTCATTTTATAAACTCCTCATTGTATAAATGAACTTGCACCATTTCGCCTGTATCGCTTTCATAGCTCCAGTCAAAACTTTCACCCTTTACCAACTCATATAGATCACTTTCTGTAAGATCAATTGATATTTTCATGGCTATTTACTCCTTGCCTATGCTTATTAAATCTTTACAAATTTTGCATGTTACGGTTGTTTTGTCTTTTGTACAATTACCAGCCGTCGCAAAATATCCACAACTTCCGATATATTTTGTCATTTCAAAATGAGTTTTACGCTTGCTCATGATTATTTACTCCTGTAATTTGTTATTGATTGTTTTAATTGCTTTAATGTTGTTGCATGCAATTCTACAATAGTGTACGTATTACCATCATCGGTATAAGCATTATAGGGATAGTTAGTAATGTCATTATGACTTATACCTGTCTTTTCTATTGCAAAACCCCTATACCATGAATGTGGTTCAAAGTTTAGATACATACTCATGATTGAACCCTTTCTATCAGGTAATTATTGCTTTTGGTTATCAGTAGCATATCGTTATTACTTGCCATAAGTAGCACGCTATAGCTAAAACTTGATCCTGTAACTGCTAGTATTCTAGGTTCATAGGTGTTCAATATAGCCTGGTAGCTTGACCGTTTTTGGTTGCTGTAACTCTTGTAGCAGTCATCTAGTGATCTTGCGCCATATTTTATACGCCCTTCAATCTCCGCTTCGGTCATTTTCTTGATATCTGTTATATAGTAGTTATCGTGTAACTTGTTGTATTCTGCTATTTTGTCTCGTTTTTTCATTGTAATAACTCCTTTGTCTATTTACTTAATTATTAGTTGTCCGAAAAGTATTGCACTACCGAAGTATGCAACAGTCTTGAATGTTTTAAATATGATCTTATTAGGTGTTTGATAGTGCTTAATTGTGAATATGTTCATTATTTAACCCGTCTTACTACGATAGTAGTACCGCTTGCTAATAGGTGTATTACTTTAATTTGTGTCATAACTTTGATCCCCTTTTGTGATTATTAGTTTTATATGGCGCGGGACTAGTACTGCTAGCCCCGCTATATTGTCAATCAGTGTAATCAGTAGCTTGCTTTTTGTACTTCAGGGCTTGCGCCTGGTGCTGATCTGTATTGATTGCTGTTGTCGCTTGCCGTGTAACAATTGACTACTTATATATTAGCAAACTATAGGCCGTATGTCAACTACTTTATGAATAATCTTTTATATACTTGTTGTAACAGGGGTAGGCGTGGTATAATAAGAGTAATAAACAAGGATATTTAACAAGTTGTTGCACCATAAATAGCAGGTGACAGATATTCATAACGCGATGTTCTGGTGGTTATACTTGATGGTGGTATAATCATTACATGAGTATAGAATCTAAGAAGCCCAGGCAATACAACAGAATAACACCAAGAGTTATTGCACAATTCAAAGCACTAGAGTTGTCAGAGGGTAATGGTAGTAAAGCCGTAGCAGTTCAAACACCAACTATATTGAATAAAGGTGAAAGGGCTTGGAAAATACGAAAAAAAGAGGAACTAGAGACACCGTTGGATTATATAGAGACAGAGCTACAACAGATAGGAGTTGATGCTATTAAGAGGGTGGGAGTTATGGTGAACAGTGTGGACGAACGCATTGCTACAAAGAATTCACACTTCGCTATTGAACACCTACGGGGCAAGGCTGTACAGAGGTCAGAGAACAAAAACCTGAACATCACTATTGAATCAGTACTAGAATAGTTAGCGTAAAGATCAGCGTAATGCTTAGCGTAAATATGACGCATTCTAAGCCTGTATACGGGCTTAGCGTAAAGAAGTTGGGTATATATACCCCTTAGCGTAAAGATGCATGGCGCACATTACACATTGTACGACGTATGCCACCCCTGTTATGTTACGCTTAATTGCATAGTGCTATATGTATACGCTATATGTAGTACTATACATATACATACATATATGATGTAGTAAGTTAATAAGTTATTGATACATTGATACAAGGCAGTACAGGGGGGTGGGGGTAGGGGGGTAGTCCCGACTGAGGTGAGCGCCTTGCTGGTGTGTATATGAGATAGAATGAGACGTTACGGTACCAACGCACCCCCTCTAACTAATATTATTTTTACGCTAATTATTTTAATTTACGCTAATTTTTTACGCTAACTGTTATTACGCTAAAAAATATTCTAAAAAAATTACAGTTATGGGGTTCTCCAGGTCGTGAATACTCACTCCCTGTCGATTTATCATTTACGCTAAGGCGATTCTTTACGCTAAGAGCTTGCTATTTTTACGCTAAGGATTTACGCTAAGAGCATTAACAATTTACGCTAAGGAGCTGAAAAGTGGGTACAGAATTACCAATGAATGATAGGACATTTAATGCAATTGAGATTACTGTTGCATACTTGGAAGATTTGGCCGTAGAGCAACCTAACAGGCGATTGTCGGATACTATGAATTATCTGCAAATGCTACTGGATCATGCCGATGATTAAAAATTGTGAGTATGACCATGTTGAGTTTGATGCTAAGCGATCAACTGCTAAATTCTGTTCTACGAATTGTCGTGTTAAGGCTGCTCAGGGTATCGAGCTCGGCCCACAGGACCTTTTCGGTTCAACTATTCTTGGTGGGAAGGCGCGTTTAACTCCTACCCTTGTTAAGAAAGCCTATGATCGCCAGAAAAACCTTGATGCTTTTATTAAGATGGGGGTCGCCAAGGTAGATTGGATTTCTACTGGTATATCTGACTTTGATGCGCTGACGCAGATACCTCGTGGGCGTATTACTCAGATCCAGGGGCCATATGGAGTCGGTAAGACGACCTTGTGCTTGAATATGATAAAGGGGCTCAGCGACAAGAAGGTGCTTTACATCGACTCTGAGGCGTCCCTGAACCCTGAACTATTAGCTAATCTGGAGCTCGATGCTACCAAATTCCATTTGTACAATGGTTCTGCCGACATGGAGGATATTGTAGAAGTGATTAAGAAGGCCGCTTCTTCTGGTGATTATGAGATGGTCATCTTTGATTCACTGGCCAGTACTACTACGAAGGCCGAGACTGAGGGCAAGTTGACTGATAGGAATATTGGACAAAAAGCCTTCTTCACACATAAAATGATACACATGACGCAGATGGACTTTAAACGGACCAACACTGCATTTGTAATAATTAACCAAGAGAGGGACAAAATTGGAACCTATTACCCCGAAAAATATACGCCTGGAGGGAACGCAGTCCCATACGCTGCTAGCCTACTTATTCAGCTTAAAACGACCAAATCAGCTCGCTATCCTGTTGCTAAGCAGGGTGCAAAAAGACATATCTACCTCGGCCACGAAGTCACCGCTACAATAATTAAAAGCAAGGTCAATAATCCTTGGCGTAGTGCTACCTTTAAGCTGCACTACCCAAATCCTGTAGAGACTGAAGTAATTGAGGAGGCTGGGAAACCAGCGTTCTAATGTCAAGGCCGAAACCTCTCGTTTCTGGGAAGCGTGTAGGCATTTGGTTGCCGCCTAAGTACGTCAAGATTGCTAAGGATATTGATAATCTCAGTAACTTCATACAAATAGCACTTGACCAGGCGCCAAGTATAATGGCTTGGGCTATGCTTGCAGAGGCTCAGCCTGATAAATTTAACATGACTAGAAAAATAGAAGATGTCAAGGACGAATTTAACGATAAATACCCCCAAGATAAGCTAACTCAGAAAAGGACGAACAAATGGCCCAAGAACTCGCCGAAGACACAAGAACTCTGGTAAGAAGTCGGATAGAAAACTACCCAAGCCTTGGGCCTACTGACCAATTAAGAGCTGCAATTAAGGTGATAGCGGCTGATTTCTATATTTACTGTGAACGTAACCTGATGATTCAGGACAAGATCAGCGGTACTATAGTTCCCTTTAAGCCTAACTGGGCTCAGCAGATGCTTGTGGAGCGGGTGGTAGACGATATAGCGCATGGAAAGCCAGTTCGCTATATTATCTTGAAAGCTCGTCAGATGGGCTTGTCTACCGTCATAGAAGCACTCGGTTTCTGGTGGACTACGACGCATAAGAACATCAAGACAGTAATTATTGCGCATGAGGTCAAGGCTTCTGAGAACCTTTATGAAATGTTTAAGAGATACTTCGACAACTGTCATCCTACTTTCCAGCCGAGGCGTAAATATAACACCAAGAAAGAGCTGGTATTTGATGTTGAGGAAAATGTCAAGGATCAAATTAAAGAACATATTGCTTCTTGCACCAGCCCAGAGAGCTGTGGACAACTCCATAAATCACCAGGACTAAGTAGTCAGATCCAGACGCTTGTAGCAAAAGAGGGCAAGGGGCGTTCTGCTACCATCCACTTCTTCCACGGGTGTTTGCATAAAGACTCTTTAGTTGTTTTAGCAGATGGAGCTTCTAAACCAATCAAAGACATTGTGTTAGGAGATAAAGTCTTTACATCTTCTGGTGCTATAGCTCCTGTGACCGCTAAAACAATGACTGGGGTTAAGAAGACTTATAAGCTCAATACTTGGATGGCAAATGAACCTATAATAGCTAGCGCAGACCATAAAATTTTTACTGAGGACGGTTACAAAAAACTCTCTAATATAACTTCTAAAGACTGGATAGCTAAACCAAAATATAGTTTCGAACATAAAGAGATGTGGGCTTTTGATCTTCCCCTACTTCCTAGGCCCCAGAACGGGGGTACAAGCCGTCAATCTTCAGAAAGGTTCATGCTTAATGAAGACTTTGGCTATCTAGTAGGCTATTACTTAGCAGAAGGACATATTGATAAAAAACTTGGACGAATTACTTTTACCTATGAAACAACAGAGAAATTCTGTGAGAGTATCAACAAATTCTTCCCCAATGCTCCAAAATATATTATTGAGGGTAATAGAAAGCGTAGTGTGTTTAGTAGTGTGTTCATGGCCAATGCTTTGAATGAGCTGTGTGGTAGAGTATCGGATAAACATGTTCCTCTGTTTGGTAATCAAAGTTTCTTTAAAGGCATCTACCGAGGTTATATGGATGGCGATGGTAGTAAAACCGATGCACAGCGAGAACGAGCGCCAAGTATTCATGAGAAGATAGCTCGCAATATAAACCGCATTGGCGATATGCGCGGTGTCCATGGGTCACTTCACTACTCAGAGCGCGAACGATATGGGGTACCCTCTAAGCCGATATGGACTAATTCGTTCTGTAACGGGAAAAGCTCTAAGTACAAATTTATAGATGGCCAATGTTTTGTCCGAGTTAAGTCAGTTGGTGTATTCGAAACAGCAGAAACTTATGATATAGAGATAGGCCATCCTGACCATAATTTTGAAACACCATCAGGCGTAGTATCTAACTCCGAAGTTGCCTTCTGGGAAGCTAAGGCTGATGTGGTATCTAGTGCTATCCAGGCTATTCCTATGGCGGGTAATACGTTCGCTTTCTTGGAGAGCACCGCGAATGGTGTTGGTGGATTCTTTTATGATGAATGGCAGTTTGCTAAGAAGGGTGAATCTGCCTTTAAGCCTCTGTTCTTTGCTTGGCATGAACACTCTGAATACGAATTCCCTGCTGATGATGTGATGATATACGACGAAGAAGAAAAAGGTCTTATAGATATATTTAAAGAGAAGGGCTACCCAATCGCCAGCTATAATCGTAAGATTATGTGGAGGCGAGAGAAGAAGAAAGAGTTCCGCTCTGATCCTAAGAAGTTCTACCAGGAGTACCCTAAGGACGACATGGAAGCCTTCCTATCTAGTGGACGCCCTGTATTCGACATTGGTGCGCTTGTCAAGATGGAACAGTTTGCTCAGTCGTCGCTCAAGACTGAACCGCCTATGTTTGGCGAAGTTGTTCGCAACCCTGATGAGACATCTGAACAAAAATATATATTCAATGAGGTTCCAAAAACATTCCAAGACCAAGACCCAACTCCACTCAAGATTTGGGATTTGCCAGAGAAGAATGAGAAGTATTGTATTGGTGTAGATGTTTCTGAGGGTATCCTCAACACTGAAAGCTCAGAAAAGAAGAATGACTACTCAGCTATAGATGTCACGCGTCAAAGTGATTTAAAGACTGTTGCTCGCTGGCGCGGCCATATAGATCCTGATTTACTCGGTGGTGTTACGTTCAATATCGGAACGTTCTACGGTACTGCTTTGGTGGGTGTCGAGGTTAATAACCACGGGCTCACTACTGTCCAGCATCTGCGCAATAAATTCTACCGAAACTTATACATGCGTAAAACCTCTGAAGAACAGCAGTTCCAGGAACGTACTGCACTGATGGGATGGCAGACAAACCGAAAAACCAAGCCTATAATCATTAACAATTTAGTGCAAGCCATTCGCGATAATGATATAATTGACTTGGACATAGTATTCATTCGTGAATGTATGACATACGTCCGTGATGATCAGGGTCACACAAACGCCCAAGAAGGTATGTACGACGACACTGTAATCGCTAAGGCAATCGCTTTACAAATGACGGATTTCAATTCAGTGAATGCTGAATACGCAAAAGAAAACATATCTAAACCTATAAAGAGAAATAAAAATGCCACCAGTAGTAGAACCAGCCTTGAAGAAATCGCCGCAGGAACCAGCATACGGACAGGAAACGTCGAAGCCGTCAGAAGACGAAAGGCAGCAAGAGCAGCGCACAAAACAAGCCGACGCCGAGGGTAGACTCACTCTTGAACAAGTCTTGAAGATGTATGATGATGCTAAGAAGTATATCGACACTGGACATCGTACTAACTGGGATAATTATTTTAAAGTTTATAAAGGACAGCGCGTTATTCGAAACTACGAAGGCGTATCTGATCCTGTTATCCGTGAATCTCACACTATTATCGAAACACTAGTAGCTAATATCGCTGGTGGAAACCCTACGTTCAGTTTCGTACAGACCAACGAAGAACAATCAAATGATACTGAAATACTCAATGAAATGCTTGACTACTACATGGTGTGTAATAACATCGGCCTCAAGAACCAACAATGGGTACGAGACATGCTTCTCTACGGTACTGGTATCCTTGGTGTTGAATGGAAAAAAGGCAAGCCATTTATCTTTAATATCCCTCTCAGGGACTTCTTCGTTGATCCTGCCAGTAATGGGCTAGTCCATACACTTACTCCAGCTCGTTATGCTGGCTATGAATACTTGCAAGATAAAACTGTTCTTGAACGCGAGAAGATATATGATGCTGATAAAGCTGCTTGGGTTCCACGCTATAAGAATCTAGCAACGATTGGTTTTGATACCGCTAAAGGCAAAGATAGTGGCGACAACAAGGGCATGGACAAGGCAATGAAAGATGCGTTCTCTGGGTCTACTCTTGGTGATGAAGCTACTAAGCGCCAGGTTCACGTTATCCAATTACATGATCTTATGACTGGCCGCATCTATGAGGTTGGAAACCGCAAGGAATTTATCTACGACGAAGAAACTTGGTGTAAGCGTGAAGAAATGACTAAAAAAGTCATGGTTGACGACCCAACAGGTTCTATGGACCCATCTGCTCCACCACTACCACCAATGGAAGTTGAACAGAAACTTGATGAAATTGAACCATTCCTACCTTATGTTGTCCTCAGAGATTACATTGATAGCTCACAATTCTATGCTGAAGGTGAGATGGCACTACTTATCTATGATGCTGAACTGTTAAATGATTATGAATCTATGCAGGTTGACAACAATGCTTACCAAAATACTCCTATGTATTGGATCGACCCACAGTTTGCAGACTTAGCACCAGAGATTGAAACTATACCTGGTGCAGTCTACCCAATCCCTCGTAACGCTATGGGTGCGCTTGAACGACCTCAACTGTCTACTGACATAGATAACAAAGAAGATCGTATTATGGAACGTATGCGTCGTGCCACAGCCGCAGACGCAGCCGTCCAGGGTGGTGCAACAGGAAATAGCCGTACAACTGCTACTGAAGTATCAACACAGCTACAGCAGGCTCAACAGCGGTTTGCTACTAAGCTACAGAACCTTGAGAACGAAGGCTATGCTCAGCTCGGTACTATTATCTTCAAAATGGTACAAATATTTGTCACCAAAGAAACTGCAATGCGTATTGTCGGTAAGAATGGCGTGTTCTTCAAAGACTTCGATCCTTGGGAGTACGGCGGCGAATGGGAAGCCCATGTACAACTTGATACTACTATCAAGCAGAAACAGATGGAAGTTGGTCAGAAAGACAACCAGATTTATGAAATACTTACTGATGATCCACACCAGGTATTCGAACCAGCTGAGATTAAGCGCTGGATGATGCAGAAACTTGACCCAACTCTTACTGATGAAGCATTTAATAAACTCCTTGCTAAGCCTAAGCAACAAGAAGAACAGGTTAAAGATATCGCCGTCATCAACTACAAAGACGCTACAGCTCACACGAAGGCGCAGATGGAACTTAAAGCTGGATACCAGCCAGATCCAGTCCATGAGGCCGAAGCTCAATTAGAAATGATGGAGATAGCAGGACGGGGCGTAGATATTATGAATCCTACGACTGATACTGCTGGAGCACCACTACCTGGCGTTGACTCAGTTCTACCTCCAGCACCAGAGCCTGCTATGGCGCCAACTGGCATGACAGCAGGATAAAGTGCTACAATAAATCTATTAAGGGTAAGGAGCCATTATGGATAATGAAAAAGTAGCTAAGAGAATTCAAGAAAAACGTAAAAAAGTCGAGCTACATGCTCGTAAGACTAAAGAACGTAAAGAAGATGCAGCTGGGCTGAAGTCTGCTTATCTTGCTGGTGCTAGCGATACTGTTATTGCTGATATCATGAAAAAGGCTAAGTCATTCTCTGACTACCACATAAAACTAGCTCAAGATGGCGTCGGCTACCGTTCTACTGGTGCAAAGCTAGAAGACGGCAGTCCTGAACAGGAACTCTTTTATTTTACTCACGAACAGCGAGTTACTCATCTTGATAAATCAGCTGGTCTTATGGAGCTCCTGGATTATATTGAACGACAGCTAGCTATTCCAAATACTGTCCCATCTGTTACAGTTGACCCAAGCACTGCACAATAGTATTATTAAGCCATAACTGTATTACAGTTAAGTAATTTTCAAACACAAACTAAGGAGAAATGATGGAAACATCTACAACTTCTGCGGACAACCCGAATACTGGCGACGACACAGCTGATGTCACAACCGCTACGGACCCACAAGCAGGAACAGATCAACAGACCGCTGGAGACAGCGACAACCTTAACCAAGCAGAGTCAACCACATCTGGTGAGTCGGAAGACACAACTAGTACGGATGACACTCCCGCTTCCAACTTCGACGAAGATCTCGACGATTGGATTGTAAAGCGCGGACACAAAGCCCCTGAAACGGATGACGAAAGAACTTCTTATCAGGAACTTCGTACTAACCAACGTGAGTTCACTCGTGAACAACAAGCCAAGAAATCAGCCGCTGATGCTAAAGCATTAGGGGAGGAGATCCATAATGTTAAACCTGAAGATATTTCAGAAGACGATGATGAAATTGACCCTCTTGAAAAGAAGATCAATGATTTAACGGCTGATAGAGATGCCGAAAGAGCTACTCGACAGCAATCTGAATATGTGACGACTAACAAAGTGTCTACCGAAGAAGTTACGGCAATGGGTATCGTCTTGAAAGAGATGATCGAAAAAGAAGATACGCCTGAAGAAAAAAGGGCGGCTCATGCTTATTGGACAAACCCTAAACGACTTGAGCAATGGCATAAGCTAGCGAAAGCTAATATGTCGGATCCTACAACGGATACTCAAATCGCTGTCGATGAAGCGCAACAGGCTGAACGTGTGAGAATTGCGAAAGAATCCAAAGCAAATTCTCCAGGCCGAGGTGCGACGACAACTACTTCTGGTAATAAATCACCAGAACAACAGCGACTCGAACGTTTCTCGAACTGGGGCTAATAACCCACAAGGAAATAAACAATGCAAAACTATGCAACAGACGTCCTTAATAAAATTGACGAACGATTTTATCTTGAGGCAAAAACAAACTCTATTGTCAACAATGGAATAGATATAGAATTCAGTAACGGCAACAATGCCGTAACCATCTACAACATGGATGTTGTAGCTGAGAATAACTACCAACGTTCTGGTACTATGCGCTACGGCGAATTAGTCGAACTTGGTAACGGTACACAGACTTTCGTTCTTTCACAAGACAAGTCTTTCTCGATCTCAATTGATCGTGGAAACCGTGAAGACAGTAAAATGGTTCCTGCAATCGACGAAGCTGTTAAACGACAGGTTCGTGAAGTTTCAGTCCCAACTGTAGACATCTACCGTTTGGCTGTTCTTACAACTTATGCAGTTGCAAACTCACAAGTTACTACTTCAGCACTTTCAGCATCTAATATCTTCCAAGGTATTCTTGCAGAACGTGTAGCTCTGATTAACGCTAAAGTAAGCCTAGACGACATTGTTGTGTTCATCGAACCAACTGCCGAAGCTTTCCTATTCCGTGATCCTGAGTTCAAAACAGCTTGTGACCGTACAAATGCTGACCGAGCAACAGGTGTGATTGGTACAGTTATGGGTATGACAATTGTTGTCTGTCCTGTAAGTTACTACGTTGCAAACTTCGGTTTCATGTTAGTAAGTAAAAAAGTTCTAGTAGCTCCTACCAAGTTTAACGAAATCAAAACTGGCGACGGTTTCCCATTCGGTATCTCTGGTATGGTTGCATTCGGACGACGTTACTACGACGCATTCATCCCTACTAACAAGGGTGTTGCAATTCGATACCGAAGAATCGCCTAACAATTAAAGTATAAGGAGTACAAAAATATGGCATACGATACAAATGTAAAAGGAAAAACAGGCGGTAAAACCCGTGAAACTTCCGACAAAGAAGTACCAGGCTCAGGTGTTTACCAACACTCATTTTCTATTGACCAGGAAACTGGTGAGCTAGCCCAGGTAATTACCGTTGAGGACCCCCTCTTTGGTAATTCCCAGGCTGAAGCAGCAATACGGGTAGGCTTTAAATACCTACGTCCAGCAAATGAAGGTGAAGTTAAGTCAATAATCGGACTTCAGAAGGGAACTGTTCAACCACTTGATGCAGTCTCTCAGGCGAAGGAAGATAAAGAACGACTTGACCAGCTTGAACTTGCTAACCTACGTCGCGAGAAGAAGGAACGTGAAGAAGCTGAGGCTCAGGCCACAGCTAGCAAAAAAGAAGAAGCTAAAACTTCAAAGTAAATAGCCGATGAGCGTCGGGGCGGGAAACCGCTCCTACCATAAAACGCTTATGACGGGATATAAACAATAATTCTCTTGAAAGGAGAAAAAATTATGGCAAATATGACAAATGCAAACGCATACAAAATTCGAACTGGTCCATTCGCTGGACGTCAAGGTGTAGATGTTGATAGTGCAAAGACACTTACTATCGCTGATTCTGGATATGTCCAGAACACCATAGCTACAGGTATTGTGTACACTCTCCCTGCAACTGCTGCTCAAGGTGTATTCACAGTACAGCTTGGTGGAGTTCAGGTTACTAGCGGTCCTACTGGAGCAATAACTGGTAACGCACAGCAATTGGTGCAAATTAGCCCAGTTGCAGCCGACCTCATCCAAGGTGGAGTTGACGGTACAGCTGTGGATAACAAAGATTTGATCTTAACTAAGGCTTTGTCCAAGGTTGGTGATTTCGCAGTTATTCAAAACACTGGTGAAACCAATGGTCCTTTGGTAACTTCTCTAAAGGGTTCGTGGGCAAGAGAAGCGTAAGCTAATCTTCCTAAACAAACTAACGTCTTCTTCGGAGGGCGTTTTTTTGTTGTTTTTGCTATAATAACAACATGCCATCTGCTAAAATATTAGAAAACCAAAAGAAAACAGCTGTAAGACTTGAGAAGCAAGCTGAACTGGAACGTCATCAGGCTGAACTGGATAAACTAGACCAAATCCGCCAGGCTCAACTAGCCACCACTAAAATACTTATAAAATTCCTTAATGGTAGAACTAGTAAAACTGAGATTACTAACCAGCTGAAAGAGATTGGTACTCCTGACGCGGCCAAGGTTGTTACTGCTATTGGTGAACTATCTGAAAAGGTCGAAGCAAATGCCCTCGATATAAGTCCTCTGACGACTCTTTTAGAGAAAGTTGTACTAGAACTTGAAAAGAAACCTAACGACCTCCCAGAAGCTCCAGAATCGGTCAAGGTAGACTTCTCAAGCACTAATACAAAACTAGATGAGACTATCAGTGCTATCAAGGGTCTTGCTGGCCAACTAACAGTCAAAGCACCAGACGTTAATGTTAAGGTTCCTAAAGCTCAAGTAGTAGTCGAAAAGCTAGACATCTCTACGCTGGTGCAGCCACTAGTTGATGCGGTCACTGCCATCCGTGCCTATGAAGCACCAGAATTTATCCCTACAGATCTTACTACTGTTGAACAACATCTTGAAAAAGCTAATGAGTTACTCACAAAAATAGAAAAGAAGAAGTTTGGCGGTGGCGGCGGAGGAGGTGGCGGAGGCGGAATGGTTCCTTATAAGGATCCTATTACTGGTCTATCTGTACAGGTAGCTACTGAAGCAGATGGATCTATCCCAGTGACAGTTGTAGCTGGCGGAGGAGGAGGTGGTGAAACTAAATACGTTACTATTATAGACGATACTACAACCACGAATGTTACCTATATCGGCAAGGCTGTGCCCACAGGAGCAAGTATTAGTACTGCAACGGCAGCCTGGCAGATTACTAGGATTGATGAGTCTGCATCACCGACCACTATTCAATATGCAGATGGGGACATTTTGTTTAATAATACATTTACATCATTAGCGGCAAAAACATATAACTAGGAGACATCATGGCATTTAAAGCAATAATAACAAGTATCAGCGAAGTAGAACCAAACCTACAACAATCAGCAGCATTTGACATACTGAACGGTAATAACAAAGTACTGACATCAAGTTCAGCTACCGCAGACGTAGAACAATTAGCAGACACGATCAAGTCTATCACTAGCCAGTTTGAGTTTAAATACAAGTCGGTGAGGAAACTTAAAGTCGGGGATATACTGGAAGTCTAATGGCACTTAAAACTTTTGTCTCAGCAGGTGTATTCGACGACCATATAGGTACGACTACTCTTGGTGGTACGAACTCTAACCTGACAACTGCTGGTATAACATCGGTTGGCTTTACTGCACCTAACCTCGTTAATGCTGCCACTGGTATATGGGTTTTTTATAATGGTGTACCAACACTCGGTAATGCAGTTATTAGCTTATTGGAGTCAGGAGTACCAAAAGTATCTGCCACTATGAACCCCGCAGATATTAGACTTGGCTGGAATTATGCTCGCTTTACAACTCCCTACACTTTTGCAACACTCACCGCTTTGGCTTATACCGTTAGAGCAGCTAACGATACAGGTACCTCTGGGTCGCTTGTATCAGGTAGTGGCACTACCATAACAACTAGCGTAACTTATAACACCGCCACAACACTAAACGCCAATGATAACTTATGGGTGGCTGGCTTTCATAACTCTGGTATGACAGCTAAGACTTTAACTCTCTCAGGTACAGTAGCAAACGTGATTGGCGATGGTTTGGAGACTTTACAATCTAACGGCTTCTTAGCTTCTGTTGGTGCCGCTGTAACCGTAGGAACTGGTGGAACAGTACTTTACGATACAGCCGTCTCTACTACAGTAACTATCAGGGGTTCAATTAACACTTATGGAACTGGCATATACAATGGCTCTGGTAACGTAGCTGACATGACAAGGGTATCTACAACTATAATTGATAGTAATACAACTAACGGTCAGTTTGGGTTTATGCAAGCTACCAATAGTCGTGGTGGACAATTCTTATTTGTAGGCTTGAGACGAAATAACTTCTCAACATACGCTTCTGGTCTAGGAACGGCAGCAAGTCCTATGATAATTAGCGTAACTAAAGATTGGCAAGTAGGCGATGAAATAGTCGTAGGTACATCAACCGCTCATAACCAGAATGAAAAGCGTTTTATAATTACTCGTAACTCTGGCACATCTTATGTGCTTTCTGCTACTTCTGGCGGTGCTGAAAGTGGTTTAAGTTTTACTCATGCAGTAGGTGTGCATATTGCTAATATGACAAGCAACTGTGTTGTTAAGCCTCTCACTACAACAAGAGGTTATAAGGCATATATGGCAGTCGCTAACTCTGGCAGTTCGTTTAACGGCTGTAGGTTTGAGCACCCATCAGGAGCATCATCTCATGGGTTAAACCTTGATTACTTAACATCAGCGACTGGTTTTGCCTCTACTTACGATAACGCTGTTATATTTGAAAACTCTACTGGCAACCGTAACGTCATAAACATCCAAGGAACTACGTCTACACAAACGATTTCAGGACTCATCTTTTATAACTGCCTCGCTACGAACTTGTCTAACGCAGCTTTAGGCGTATCCACAACATCTAACAAAAACTTTGTGGATTGCTTTTACTTTAACGGACAAGCTGGAACTACTGGTGGTCAGTTTATCGGTCTAGCAGTTACTTCGTATAAAAATACATTCACTAATTGCCATAGTTACGGAACTAACTCAAACGCTACAGCTAACATTGGTGCAGTCAGTGTCGCATCATCTGGTAGTAATACTTTTAACTCTTGTAGTTTTAACGCAGGTAGGCTACAAGCAATCGTGTTAAATGGCTCTACAGAGAGTGAGTTTAACAACTGCGGATTTGGTAATTTCTTTACTAACGCTATAGACATTCTTACAATTAGCTCAACACAAAACACCGCTCTATTTAATAGCTGCAACTTCGGGTCTGCTACTTTAATAAGTAACTATATTAACCAGTTAGAGGGTTCTCTAGCAAGATTCCATAGGTATAACACAACTAATAACCGACACCGTTGGTACACCACAAATGGTTCAGGGTACTCATCTGGCGCAGGATTAGACGAAACCACTGTTGCTACAGCAGGTTCATTAGCTACTGCTCTGTTACCTGAAACGGCTACTGGTCTTAGATTTCAATATCGTATACCTGTCAGAGTCGGCGAAGTTATCTCAGTCTTTGGTGATTTCTGGTGCAATGCAACTGCACTAGCTGACGTTGGCTCGACTCTAACGGCTGAGTTATTCCTACCTGGTTCATTAGTAGCTGACCAAACAGTTACCATGACTAAGACAACCGACCCGACAAGCAACAACGCTGTTTATAGGCTTGGACTTGTCAACACCTCTGGTACAAGCGATGTAGCAACAGTTAGATTAACTGCTAGGGGTACAGTAGCTGGCGGAAAGGCTTTCGTTGATGACCTTAACGGAGGTACTAACCTTATATCTGGTCTTGACATCTGGTATGAGGGTCAACCACTTGCTTTCCAGCTAACACCAGAAACACTAGGTGACCCTGCTGCTGCTGCCGAAGCTACAAGAACTGCAATATGGAGCGACACCACCACTTATACTGGAACTCAAAAGGGTAAGGTAGTAGTAGATACCAACAAGCTGGCTAAGTTTATAAGAAATAACAGTGTATAATTAAAAAGGAGACATTATGGCAAATTTGAAAATTAACAGAGGGACTACATACAGTATAACCCTCAACTATCAGAAAAACGGAGTAGCTACTACACTTGTCGGTGCAACTGTTCGGTTTACTATTAAAGGTGCAGAGTTTTGAGTCTAGCGATGTTGCACAACAAACAATAACACTAGTAGAATCCGCTAAACCACTCATAGATGTAGTAGAGTTAGAAAAAGTAGTCAAAGTAATAACAGAGGAGATTAACTAATGGACATTTCAAGAATCGAAGATATTCAGCAACTCAAGAGCCTAGCATACGAACAGGTAGTCGCACTAGAAACTGCCCAGACCAATCTACGAGCATTACAAGCAAGAATGCAACAATTAGAGCAGGACAATGTTACGCCTGTTACTAAGAAATAACTTTTTTCGTGATATAATTGGGGTAAGATTAGCTGTGTATACAGAATCTCCAAAATAAGCATATAAGGAAAAATATGGCATTTGAAAAATTCACACTAAGCGACATCCGAACAGCAGTAAAAGACAAACTTGATGATAGTGGCTTCCCAGATACTACAATAGATCGCGCTGCTAATGATTTTCAGTTTGAACTATTCAATGACAATCGCATCCGCTTCATGGAGCAAAACGAGACTCTATCTGTTGCAGCTAATTCATCTCAAAAAGACTTGCCTGAAGATTTTATGAACTTAATAAATCTTATTGTTTTAGACAACGTTTCAACTTATCGCAATATAACCAAGACTGGCTTCATTGAGTATGACGAATTCATGTCACGCTACGCCAACTTTAGTGTCGCTACGACTGCTAAAATCCGCGATTGGACTTTCTTTGGTGAAGGCTTACGCTTCCAATCACGTACTGACGCTATTTACAATATAACTTTAGACTATCTCCGCTCACCAGTATTGATGGTAGCAGCCACAGACGAATGTGAACTACCAATAAATAATCGTGAACTAATGACTATCGGTACCCTTGAACGTGTTATGCGCGTTAATGAGGATTACCCAGAAGCTGATGCTGAGTTAAACCGATTGCAAGGGCTTAGAACTGCTTTTATCAAGAACTATGGTCGTGGCGGTTTTAAGGTTGGCCCCCAAGTCGTTAAGACTAATCGTGGGCGCAGGAGTGGCGGTTACAGAGTAGATAGAGACTACTAATGCAAAGTAACTTTAATAAAGCTCAAAGACGCCGTACGCAGGCTGGTAGTGTCCCACGAGTTGATGAAGTTTACGATCTTCGTGGCTTGAACCTCATTACGCCAGACCAGGTAATGCCTCTTGGAGAAAGCCCTTATAACTCAAACTGCCGTATGTATGCTCGACAAGACGGGGAAACTCGTGTTGCTATCCGTACTCGTAAGGGGTCCACTCGATTGTCTACTCCTGTAGGCGAGACTCTTAACGTGCAGAATGTTGCTGCATCAACTGGGGAAGCTACATTCACCGCGCTAACTTGGTTAGTTGAACCATTCACACCCTCATCCAGCGGTGCACTCACTAAATTAGAATACGAGATAAAAACAAGCGTAGCAGGCGGTGGCTCAGTAATAGTAGAGATCTATGCTGATAGTGCAGGAGTCCCAGGCACGTTGTTAGCGCAAGGTTCAATATCTTCAGGACTCATCTCTGCTAGCTTCCAATACTTGCCTGCTTACTTCATCGATGCGCCTACACTCACTAATGGCACACAGTACTGGCATCGTGTCCGTGTTGAAACTGGCGGAGCTTCCACTTATGCTTTAAATCGAACAGCTGCAACTGGTGGTCAATCAACAGCAACACCTGGGGGTGTTTACACTGCATTAGGCTATACTTGGCGCTACAAAAGCTACTTATCCACAGTTGGCGAAATACTTGGATTCACTCGTCGTTACCCATCAGATCTAGCTAACCGTACTTTATTCGCGATGGGTACTAACGTATATTCAGTAACTGATCTGGGCGTACCTACTAGTATCAATGCTGATGTTGGCGCTGTCGCTAAGAAGGTCAGATTCGTACAAGTAGACGATAAGACTATGTGGGTCGATGGTATAAAGCCAGCTCGACAATGGGACGGTACAACTGTCTCAGATATTGCTAATGTTGCTGGCACACCAACTCATATAATCATCTTCCAGAACAGAGCTTTCTTCGTGCCTGCTAATGACCCTACTCGTATAAATTTCTCTGAACTCTACAACTTCACAAGTTACCGTTCTGTAGATTTCTTCTATGTACCGAATCCTAAATCACCTGACTGGATAGCTGGTTGGCGCGTGTTCCAGGATAATCTAGTCATATTCACTCGTGAGACTAAACACACACTCTATGGCTCTGACCTCAGTTCATTTACTCGTAAAGAAGCTATTGGTACTAAGGGCGCTGTGTCTGACGAAGCCATAGCTGTGGATCGCAACTACATCTACTTTATGGCAGACGACAAGCATATCTACCGATATAACGGCATTGAAGACGAGATCCTTTCTGAGAAGGTAGAGCCAGCACTACAATCAATCCAGGATACAAGTAAGGTCCGTCTGCATCTGTACCGTAACCAACTCAGAGTTTATTACCCATCTGGCCTTGATCTACAGTCAGAGAATATGCTACTCCTTGAACTCTCCAAAAAAGATAGCAATAAGCACTTACAATGGTTCCAAGACTCAGGGCGCCCAGTAACTGGCTCATTAGAATGGACACAAGATAATAACCAGATGATTGAATTCAGTTCAAAGTGTGGAGCACTATATCTTGGTGAGAACAGTGAGAGTGACCTAGGTAAGATCATCTCCTTTAGATACTGGACTGCATATAAGCCTTATGGTTCTGGCTCTGCTAAAGACCGTATTAAGCGCTTCAGACCGTATGTAAGACCCACTGACTCTGCTTATGTACTCATGGTCGGTAAAGATGTAGATTTCGCTGATAATCCACAGCTAGCTCAATTCCCTGTAAATCCAGGTGGTGCAACATGGGGACAGTTTTACTGGAATGATGGTACTGTTTGGGGTGATGGCGATAGGCTTGTTGACACTAAAGTACCAATGAGTGGCCGTGGCAAACACACACAGTTCCGTTTTGAATGTGATTACTTAGCCGCCCCTGTAGATTTATACGGTTATATGGCACAAATCAAGAGTGGTCGAGTTAAGTAATGGCTGACAATGTAAGCGCAGTAGGTGCTGGTCTATCTGGCGGTTACTTACCTCCAGTCACTCCTGGTTCTTCTCAGGAAGTTCAAATCAGAGCTTTGAATGATGTTATTAACAGGCTAAACACTTTACTGAAAACACAGGTGTTCTCTGATGGAACTACCAAGCGTATGATTATTGGCTATCAAGCTAATGGTTGGGGCGCTGGCCAAGACTTTGGAATTAAAGTTTCTCAGGCTGGTGTTGATGTTTCTTCTGCTACTGATACCCAACTAGTATTCAAAATGGATCTTGCAACTTGGTATTGGTATGACCCTTCTAGTGGTAAGAACATAGTACAGATTGGTGTTCTACCAGACGGTACTGGCGGTCAAGCAATAGCTAAAGCTGGCTTCAGCGTAAATGATGCTTTCTAAGGAGTTGTAATGGCTGACAATGATAAACTGAATTATCTATCATCTTGGAACATAGAACAGTTGATAACAGATACAGAGGTAGCTGTGAATACTGGCACTACTTTAGTCCATACCCCAGTTGAAGGCGCCTTCCCACCACTCTATAGTTTAGAGTTTAAACCTACTAGTTCTGCTTATTGGTATCAGGCTGGTAGGAGCTCCACTAATAATACGGTAGCTGGTGCTATAGTCTTTTATGGCTACAGCCTTAACAATCTCATATATGCCGTAGCCGACAGAAGTGGCACTGTAAGAGTCCGCGTATGGGCAGATAAGACGGAGTACTAATGAGTGCCAGTAGACCATCCAGACTAGCCTTCTCAAGCGACTTCCGCTATCAACGAGTATTTACTAGAGGCAGCCTAGCTTTCTCTGTTGGTGCGTTTGGCTTTACAAACTTTACTATTCCTCATGGCCTACCCTATAAACCTTATTTTGTAGCTTTCTATAAATACACCAGTGGTAAGGTCTTCCCTCTTTTTAGTAGTACAGCTAGTTATGCTATAGATGGTAACGGTGGACAAGTTGACACTGTTTATTTAGATTCTACTAATTTAAATGTAACAATCTCAGAGAATAACGGTTCTGCTATCAGTGGAGTAATATATTATAGATTTTATGAAGAAAGTGTAGAATAATGCCTGATTTTAGCAAACTCCAGATGACGTCTAAAGCTAGTTCTAACAAAGTACTACGACAGGGTAGTGGCACATTCGTGGTAGCTCTTTTACCTGGAGCTGGTGAAGTATCTACAACTGAAGTTATTGCTCATAACTTTAATAGCGATAACTTAATATTCCAAGTCTCGGCTACTACAAATGTAGCAGGGACTGGCCAACAGACTACATTACCCTGGGGATCCCCTGATGGTAGGGTATTGATATACGCTTTTCTAGATGACAGAAACCTATATATAGTGAGATTAAATAACGATAGTGGTGGCGGTGGGTTCCCCTCAACTCCAGTAGCATACAATTATCGTTTATTGATACCGTAAAAAAGTGATAAAATAAGCATAGGAGAAAATAAAAATGGCGCCAGCAGTAAGAGACATACAATCCCTAATCAATGAACAGTCTAGGGCAATAGCACCCCAAAATCAACTTATTGATGAAAGCATTAACCAAAATGCTCAAGCTGGACAAGCTCAAGAGCAGGGTCTAGCAGCAACTCAAAAGAAGGCTTTTGGCCAAATTGAACAAGGAGCTCAGAACAAAGGAATGTTCTTTTCTGGCTTCTCACCTGACGAACAAGCTAACTACACTTCATCTACTTATCTACCTGCATTAGCTCAACTACAATCTACTATCGCTAAAACTCGTTCTGACCTACTCGGTAAGAAAGCCGATCTGTCTACTAACGTATTCGATAAAGCTAGTGCAATGCGCGAAAATGATATGCAAACACTCAATGCTTGGAACAGAATGACCGCTGAACAGAAATTCAACTCTGATCAAGCAGATAAACAGCGTGTATTCGAAGCTCAACAGAACCAAGCTAAGATGGCAGCTGATGCGCGTAACTCTGCCGCTAACCGAGCTTCAAGCCAAGCTGGTGAACAAGTAAGCCCACAGGAAGCTGCTCTTGGTATCATAACCGCTCAAGGAAGTCGTGGGCAAGATGGATTCGTTTCACCATCAACATTCCAGATTGCCCGTGATTACTACCGCCAAGCTGGTGGAGATCCTAGACAATTTGCTAAGGATTTCTGGAAATACACTGGCGCTGGAGATGGCCAACCCAATCAAAAGAGGTGGAAGTCATACTATAACGGATAATGGAAGTATAATTTATGCTATCGCGTAAAAATTTCAACAAAGCATTAAAGAACCTTGAAAAACATAATAGTTTCATGGCTTCCAGTAATTCTGATTCACAGTCAGCTCAAATGACTCAATCTCTAAAGACGCCAGAAGCCGATAAGCCTGGTGGCAAGGGAGTGTTTGATCGTCTTAAGAGTATAACTAAGGGTGCTGCTAACTTTGCACGGGATGCTGCTCTTGACCTCAAGAATACTACTGTAGATACCTACCAAGGACTAGGCGACGTTGGTCGTGGTGTTCGAGCTACTAAAGATTTATCTGATAATACTAATAAGCTAAATGAGCGCAACAAAGAGTGGCGTGAAAAGTTTGGCTCTGCTTCTGATGCTCAGTGGAAAGATTCTAAGTTTCAGGCTGAAGCTAAGAAATTCTCAGAAGAAACTAAGAAACTTACTACAGTTAGTGCTAACACCAAACAGGATATGGAGTCACTCAACAAAATAGATGCTAAGAAACTAGCATTCCAATCTGCTGAGACTGCACTAAACTTCATACCAGGCGCGGGTGCTTTAGGCGGTAAAATAGCAAAAACAGCTGTCAAGACTCTTGCTAAAGACGCCATAAAGCAAGCCATTAAAACTGGTGGGGCTGAAGCTATTGAACAGCTTGTCAAAGAAGGCGGAGAACGAGCAACAAAAGAAATCGTGAAACAGGGTGGCAAGAAGCTACTGACTAAGGCTGGTGAGGGTGCTTTGTTTGGCGCTGCCTATGGTGCTACAACTACTGGAAAGAATAATCCAGATGCTAGCGGCCTAGATTTCGCTAAAGGAGCTGCAATCGGTGGAGCCCTCGGTGGAGCCCTCCCCGTAGCTTTTGATGGGCTAGGCAAAGGAATCAACAAGATTAAAGGTAGTGCGCCAGGACAAGCCACATCTAAAGTATCTCAAGATATTGCGACACAGGCTGATGAGGTAGTACAAATAGTTAATCCTAAAACTGGCGACAAAACATTCTTTCGTATTCCTTCTGACCAACGTGACGATATAGTCAACGCTATTGATAACGAACGTAACGCTATCGGTAAGGGTGGAACTGCTGGGAAATCTGTTGCTGGTGAAGTCACACATGTCACCGCTAGAACGCCTGAAAGTATGCTTAGCAAAGGGTTCAAAGATGGTGGAGTTTATGGGGCTACAGCTCCTAATCAGGTTGACGCTATTAAGACTACTGGTATCAAAGCTAAGGTGAATGCAATATTTCAGCCAGTCAATAATCTAGGTGAAGAAACCCAGACAACTTTCAAAAAGAATGCGGGGGACCGTAATGTTGCGGAGATACGGGGCAAATCAGTTGAGAAGAATTTACAAAAAGCTGCCGATGAAGCTAATGTCAAGTTAGATATGAACCTTGCTCACCAAATAGAGGCTGGTACAGCTGCTGATAATGCTTTTACGCAACAGTTTAGATCTATTGCTGATAAAACCCGCCAAGAGGCCGTAGACGCAGGACTAGACATAGGCTATCGAGAAGATTACGTTCCTCATATGTGGAAGCAAGCACCAGAAGCTGTAGATAAGATGGCTCGTGGCGCTGGCTTAAAGCCACAGGCTGGCTTTAAGCGCGTTATACCGACTTATGAAGAAGGTATTGCACTGGGTCTTAAACCTAAGTATAAGAACCCTGCTGAGATGATGGGTGCATACGTCAAGAGTCTAGAGACTACTCGAACCAATGTTGCCCTTATGACTGACCTTAAACAACAGGGACTTATGAAAAGTGGACGACCCCCTGCTGGCTGGGCTACTATCGCAGCTGAGGGTTTTCCGCGTACAGCTCAAGGCAATCAATTATCTGCACCAAAAGAAGTGGCGACTATCCTGAACAATATCTATGGCAAAAGCGACAGCATCATAGAAAAGGGTCTTAGTAAGACAGCCTCATTCAACTCTAAGTGGCAGGACATTGCTCTTGCTGGTGGTGTCCCAGGTACTCCAGCTAACTTCTTTACTTTCTCGCAGATGATGAAAGAGGCTTCTCTCGGTGTTGGCCAGATAGTAACAGGTGCCCCAATAAAGGGCGCTAAAACTGTCTATAGTCCAGTCGCAGCTTTTGCTCGATCATTCTCTACTAAGCAAACCGATAAAGTATTTGCCGCTAACTCAGGGTTCGTTGAGTCTATGGCAAAGCGCGGCGTTGAGATTACACCGTCTAGTGATGGTGGTGTATGGAATAAGTTATTTAACGAACCAACATTCGGCAGATTCATGCCTAACCTCCAACTTAATACTGCCAAGAATGTACAAAACGCTTTGGAAAAAAAACTTGGCAAAGATGCGGCACTTGATCTAACTGCTGAAACAATGAAGAAGATGTATGGTATCACCGACCAATTAGCAACAGGGCGTTCTCAGGGTGTCCAAGATGCTATTGGTACTATCGCCTTTGCTCCTAAATACCGTGAAGGTATCATAAATGTTCTTGCTCATACTCTTAAAGCAGTTGGCGACCCTCGGACATATGGAGATCGTTCTTATGCCTTGAATCGTCGTTTAGCAGTTGGTATTGGTGCGACATATATGATCTACGACCAAATTAACAAACAGACTACTGGCCACGGTATGCACAAAAACCCAGAAGGCAAAGAATTAACCCTTGCAATACCGTATGGTGGCAAAGATGACAAAGGCAATCAAAAGGTTGCATATATACCATTCATGCCTGGCTTCCTAACAATACCCCGTGCAGGTATAGGAGCCGTCAAGGGGGCTATAACGGGAGATACGGATGCCGTACTCAGTGAAGGTGGAAAGTTCCTCTCAATGCCTATAATGACGGGCTCGCAACTTGCAGCTAACAAAGATTACTTCGGTAGGCCAATAGTAATTGATGCGGCAGCTGCTCGCGCTACTAGGACAGAGGAAGATAGTAATCTTGGTAAGCTCAAGAAGCGAGCTTTATACCTTGCTGGTCAATCTACTCCTGCTGCTGTTCGGGCGGGTATCAGTGCGTCACAAGGTAAGCCAATGGAGCAGAACTTAGCCCAAGCTGCGGAAGCTCCTTTAAGGTTTGGGACACAATCACCAAAATCAACCAGAGATGCCAGCTTCTCTCCTGGTCAGGTGACAGGCGATTTCTATGATGCCTACAACCCTTTATCTGCTAAGCGTAGTGTTGCTTCTAAGGAAATTACATATCTAGTCAAAAACCGTCGCCGAAATGAGGCTAAACGTAAGGCTGAGGAATTTAATGCAAGCCTTAATGGCAAGTTTGGTAAGTATTACAAAAAGTATGGTGACAACCCTACAGATGACCCTATGTGGGATGAAATGCTTAATGGTTTATTCTTTAATACTACAAAAAGATCATTTGACGCACGCGAAAAACAATAATTTGCTATAATAAGCACTAGGAGAAAATAAAAAAATGTCAGTATTTAGCATAACACTTCCATCCGACGGCACTAACGCAGACGTTTCCGATTATAACGACCCTCTCACTCAGATAGTCTCAGGACTTAATGGCGGACTTGATGATAATAATATTTCTGGTTTAAGTGGCACAAAGATAACTGCCAACACTCTCCCCGCAACTGCTCAAAATGCAGCTGCTCGTCAAGGTTGGATTGATCTTGGCTCTACCCTCTCCGTAGCATCAGGCTATAACAAAGGTAACAAAGAGTTCGACATCACTTCTAGTGCTGACCTTACCACTGTCCTCTCTCCTGGAATGCGACTTAAAGTAACAAGAGGTACAACTCCGCCTACACAATCTACTGCGCTTAACGGTACTTCGCAGTATTGGAGTAGAGCTACACCTACAGGACTTTCATTCACTACTACATTTACAACTGGAGGGTGGGTATATCTCACAAGTTATGCAGGGGGTGGGATTATTGCTCGAAGAAATGCAGATGTAGAGGGTTGGTCGCTTGGAATCAATGCAAGTGGACAAGTCGTAGTATCGGCTCTAAGAATCGCTGTTAATAACAAATCTGGTACTAGCAGGCAGTCTGTTCCGCTTAATAAATGGACACACATAGCCACTAGTATGGATGTTTCGGTGGCAGGCGATGCTTCTACAGTAATATATATAAATGGAGCTGTTGTACCTAGTTCTGTAAATACTACGGGAACTTGTACTGCTCTCGTCCAGGGTGTCACAGCTTTGGTTATAGGTGCAGAAAAATCAGCAGGAACAAATCCATTCCCTGGCTTCATAGCTCAAACCTTTGTATACTCAGCAGTCCTAACAGCAACTCAGATACAAGACCGCCAGTACCAAGAACTTACAGGCTCAGAAACAAACCTTGCTGGCTACCACAAGTTCAACGGTGATGGTAACGACTCTCATGCTAACGCTAACAACCTTACAGCCGTGTCTAGTGCTGTTGCTACAAACCTCAGTAATCCTTTTAACGCTACTGAAATGCTCAAGATAACCAAAATAACCGCTGGTGTTATCACTGTCTTTGGTGGAGAAGATAACCAAGTACCAAACATGACCCTAACTAATCCGTTCTACTCAACACAAGATACTCCGTTCGGATTTAATAATGCGAGGGGTAAGTGGAAAGTGGAAACCTATAGTATAGCTAATTTTACGAATATAGGTTTCGGGGCTGTCAATGTTTGGCAATCGGGCTTGCTAAATCTAGCTGTACCAACTGGTTTATGGAACTTAGGTTATCAAGGCTCAGTAAGGTTTGACTCTACTGTCTCAGGCACTAGGAGTGGATTTGTAACTCTTTCATCATCAGTACCGACAGCTGCCGTATATAGCCAAGAACTAACATCAAGGAACGCTACACACAGCAGTCCTTTCCTATTATCTAACTGGGTTAAAAATGCACCAGTGACTACAACCGCTCAAACAACATACACATTATATGGTGCTATTGACTCAGCAACTGGAACCGAGACTTTCAGACCCAACGGTAACGAGGGTTCGTTTATCATAACTGCGGAGCTAGCTTACTAACATGATATTTGCATCCGTAACCCTAACAGAACTAGCACCGATATTAACCATCTTTGTTGGCATGTTAGCTGGCTTCTATGCACTACTAAAGTTTGTCCTTAGTCAATCAGAAAAGACTTCTGAGTCAGATAGGGGAGAACGTCAACAATTATCTAAAGCTATTGCAGATATGGCAGAGTCTAACCGTGAGATAGCCGAAGCCACTAATAAGGGCAACGAGGAAGCTAAGATACGCAACGGACACTTAGGCGAACAGAACATAAAGATAGCTAGATTAGTCACTAGCCAGAACACAGATGTTAAAGGTATAAGAAACACCAATAAGAAGATTGTCGAACTACTTAAACTCAATAAAGACCAGCACATAGAAACCCAGATAGTAGATGTTCAAACAGTAAACAAGGAGAAGTGATGAATAAAGGTATAATCTATCCTATTGAAATTAAGATAGCCAACAAAAAGTCTTGGTTTACTCCAGCCGAATCGAACGCTTATTATAGGACTAGATACTCTCGTAATGCTATAGCGGTTCACTGGTGGGGTGATGGCACTGGTGCGTCTAATCACGATAACATTGTTAATTACTTCCTTAACCAGGGCAATCTCGGTAAGAAGTCAGTAAACTACGTTGTATCAGATAACAAGATTACTCTAATGGTCAGTCCTGATAATGTAGCGTGGACTACTGGTCCAGGGAATCCTACTACTATCTCTATAGAACATCAGCCTACTCTCGGTGCAGAGGGCTATAAGAAGTCAGGCTGGTTAGTAGACCAACTGGAAGAACGCTATGGTCGCAGGTTAGAATTATTCCCACACAATAAGTTCCAGCCTACTCAGTGTCCTGGTTCTATCAGCCTAAACAGAATCCGAGCCGAAGCTGACAAGTGGAAAACTGGCGGATACAATCCTGCACCACCTGTAGCAACTCCTAAACCTGCACCGCCTGTGGTTCCTGCCCCTACTGTTAGTATCACTTATTCTGTATTACCTGCACCTGTAAGCTACACCGTCAATAAAGATACAAACCTTTGGAACTTTAATACCGCAACCTGGGCTGGCTTTCTAAAGGTCAAGGCACTTAAAAAAGGCGAAGGTTACACTGTACATGCAATTGCAGATAATCACTCCGTAAAGGCTCAGTATGGCATCACAAAGTACTCATTCGATAAGAAGCTCACTAACGGTGTAAACATGAAAGACTTAGACTTAGTATCCTTACCGCAACCAATTCCAGTACCTCCTGTCGTACCACCTGTTGTGGTTGTACCTGTTGACCCTGACCGTAACGCAATTATCGCTTTCCTGACTGGCTTAATGAAGTCTATCGGGGAATTTTTAGCTAAATTTACAAGGAGTTAGATGAAGAAAGATATCCAAGACAAGCGAGGACGTAGAAAGAATACTACGTGGGCAAAGGTTAAACTTTGGCTAAAGAATCATAAAGTCGGTAGTAATAAAAGGAATAAAAAATGAGTTTAACATCAATTCTAGTAATCGTAGTAGTAGTAATTTTAGTTTTAATTGTAGCAGGGAGATAAAGCAATGGGTCTATCATCAATTCGTAAAGCAATCGTACCAGTAGCAATCGCAACAGCATTGTGGCTACTAGCACAACTTGGTATAGTTCAAACACCAGAGTTAGCAGAGCAAGTAACGCTCATAATCACCGCAGTTATAGTTTATTTCGTTCCTAATAACTAATGATATGTGGAAAAGCATCATACATCAAAAACCGCTAGTATCACCTGAATACCAGGGTCAATTAGATAACCTAGCTGAAACGCTCATACAGCCTGCTGGTGAGGAACAGTTGACTTTAGAGTATCAGTTAAAACAATCGGTATTAGACGGCGAGATGACTATCCAGGACGCTTCACAGTGCCTTGATGACTATACTCGCTCATTCGGAGACATAGAATAATGGAATGCCCCAATGCCAGCGAAAGCTGTAAGTATTGGGAAAGCAAACATGGATGCAGACAGAACACGCACCACCTATATTATCCAAAAAATGACTACACTACTCCTATAGAAAAAGAGTTCCGTGAGTTACAGGATAATAAGGTGGTTTTGTGTATGGTGGAACATGACCAACTACACAAGATTGAACAACCACCCATGAAACCTAACCGAGATGAAATGTTAATGATAATAAATGGCATAAGGAAAGCGTTATGACACCAGAAAAAAGGTTCGATTATGAGATGGACTTGAATCAAGTATATGATGATTTAGCTCTTGTTGCTTTGAAACAACAAGCACTTAATAAACAGCGTCTTGCTTTAGAAGCGGATAGGAATGTAATCTTAATAGAATTAGGGAGGCGTAGTATTAACTACGATGTAACATGAATCACGAATTTCCTTGGCAAGAAGATAACGAGGGCGAATTTTTAATTTTACGTGCAGACACTGGTGACCATGAACTGCGACAAAGTAACACCGAGCTGTTTTTCTTTCCAACGTATCAAGAGGGGTCACATATTTGGCATGAAGTAGAAGCAAAAGATGAAGATGTCAATCTAGGCTTACGACTTTACAAGCCTACTGTAGATGAAGCGTTAGGTGATGGAGCTTATGAAAGTCTTGTGAGTGACATGGCACAGCGATACTTCACTCAGATTATATCCGACACTATGTGTGATTATGACTTGGCTGCTTTTAGGGATAAGTTTGGCAGAGAGCCAATGAAAATAGATATGATTGGTAAGATCGTAGACTTAGCTGTACTGCATATAGACAGTGAGTGGGCTTACTATGAAAAAGAATGGACGTGATATAATAGAATAGTACTCGGCTTAATCACGGGATATTGTGGAGTAACTTATAGGGCGTTGTAAGCCACAATATAGACAAGGAGTTGATGACTCCACGCCACTATCCACCCTTCGGGGTGGTTTTTGTTTACATTTTTAAGCTACTACAGTACAGAACCAGGCTGGTGTAATTAGTGTATAATAAAAGTCATAAGCGCAATGGCTTCGAACCTTGGTTTAATTACCCTTCACCTAATTCTGTCAGTACTTGTCTTTTAGACGTAAAATAAAAAAGCGTGGCGGCCAGCTAATACAAAAAAAGAACCCACATTGCGGGGTTCTTCAATTTTGTGAACATTTTTGTTTGATCTAATTATAACATTAAATGGAGGGCTGGGAGGGACGGCTTATTTATACGTTCGACTATGAACTAGCCTAGTAGCATAGTGATGTGCAACGCTTCGGTGTGCACCAGCTACACCTATCGACTCCCCCACGGCAAGCAAAAAGTTTGCTTAAAGGAGCCGAATAAGGTAGTTGAGTAGTCTCGCAAAGTACTCAACTATCCCATTATATACTAATACCAGCATCCTTGTGGACTACCGCATCTTGAGTACCATGCAGACAAAGCGTTATCCCACGATCCATATCTGCTTACGATGTAAGTATTCATCCATTGTAATTGGCATACTGCACCAGAATCATTTAATGGACACTTCATCTTGGCGCAAGGATATGCCTGGGCGATGCCACAAGCACCCGAGGTTGGATTGACTGCGTGTGGTCTACAATTACTCTCTTTAAGGATTAACTTATTAGTAGCAGTAGTTGCAGGTATACCAGCCTGAGCCATCCATTCAGCACAGCTACCGCCAGAAGCATAGGCTGTCTGCGTCCGTACAGGAGCAGTAAGAGCTTGTTGAGCCTTAACTGCTATATCTTTAGCTTTCTGCTCTCTCTTAGCTTGTAGGTCAGCTTGTAGCTTCTCACGTTCTTTCTGTAAGTCTTGGAGTCGCTTTTCTAGCTCTGCCTTATCAGCGTCTTTCTTTAACAAGTCATCATTTAATTTCTGATACTTGCTGTCTAACAAACGTAACTGCGAACTATTATCTTTAATTTCTATTTGCTTTAGTTTAATTCCATCGTTCAATACGTCTATATGTCGTAACCCTGCCATTGTTATTGCTATAAGCAACGCAACGATAGCGGTTGTAAGTATTCTTTTTTTCATAAGATGTTAATTGCTCGGTCTACAGAGAGCGGTATGTAAACTCCTTTATTAGTTACGAGTAAATTATACCACTTTTGTAAATGCACGTGCTAGACGTTGTGCTGCGTCAAGACCAAGAACTACTGCTATTGGTAGTAATATCTGGTTATCTTGAGTAACAAAAACATATGTTCCTGCTATCTCAGCTAACGCTACTACTAAGCTCATAAGTCCTAGTATCGATGCTTTAATATTTTTTGACTGTTTAGGAGCTTTTGGCTCAGTTGTTTTATTGTTTTTCATTGTTAATCCCTTCTAATTGATTACTAGACCATTCTAGCACACCATAAGCCATGTGTCAACACCTATTTTCGTTTCTTCCTAACTACCTTTTTCTTAGTAGCTCCAGTCACACCTGTCTGGATCTCTACAAGTTCTATAGGTGGCATTTGACTTATAGGTATCTCAGGGTAACTAGCTGACTTAACTACTAACATAATACCTCCACGAACTGGCTCAGCAGCTATTGTGAGTAGCTCAGCATCTTCGGGGATGCCAGATACCAATGAAGTATTCTTTCGCCACTTCAACCCCTTAGTAAACAAGAACATAAAATCTACTGGGTTCACCATCAACATTTTAGCTCGTCTAGTTGGTATCTTTGCTTCTTTAATTTTATCTATATCTTCACTCATATTTATCTCCTTAATCATCCAAAAATATTTCTGCTCTGGGGTTTTCTTTATCATAACCACCATAGCTGATACTTATTGAATCTACATTATTTATATTATCGTCTTCTATAATTTCTGCCGCAACAAGTGCATCCATGATTGTAGCTAATGAATTGTCTAAATCGTGTCTTCTAAGGTTTCCATAATAGATAGAGACAGCTATGCTGATGGGGTAATCAGCAACCTTTAGCCCTTTAAATTGCTTACGAAGCTGTTCTTCTGCCTCCGCTTGCCACTGCTTTACTGCTGGTGCACTCCTTAGAAATGGTCTACCTGTAGCTCGGTTCATAGAAATAATTTTACGGTTCTTCAAGCTCGGCACATTACCTATTATGGACAGCTTCATGACAAGATCTCCTTAACCAAACCATTTTACTCCTATCGAACATCAACTTACCGTCTCTACCCTCTAGGTGATGAAGATCTGGATTAGTATTCGCAACACCACAATGAATAAGACCAACTTTAGTATCTTCACACCTTATCAGTCCTTCTTCGTCGCAGTCCTTTTGGAACTGTTCGTTTCGAAACTTTTTCCATTCCATTGCCTTTGGACCTTGTTTCTTTATTGGCTTTGACTTTATGAGCCCACCTCTTTTTAACATTAGACTCCTCCAGAAAGGGGTGTATTGCCCTGTTCTTTCTTGAGGGGATTTTTATATCCTTTAGCCGAACGGGTTTTCGCACTTTCAGCCGCAGCATTTTTCGCAATAGTTTTAAGTTCTTCGGTTTTGCCCTGATCTTTAAGGCTACCAAAATAACCCCTAGTACTATGACTACCGCCAATAGCACCAATCCTCTTATGATGGTCAGGTCCATACTTCTCCTTACTCGTTTTATTAGCTTTCACAGCGGCTGCTGATCGGTCAAATACAGGGATCTTTCTCCCAAGTTTATCAAATTTTTTCTGCACTAATTTTCTCCTGGATATGTATCATTGACTGCTTTCGCGAACCCAGCCATGATTTTATTATAGTATATTGGGAAGTTATCTTTAGTACCACCAGAGGCCATGTGCTTAGCGAATAAGCAAATTCTAAGGTACGTGGAGGGGCTCTTACTCCCCTCCACCTGTGCATTCTCTTTGGGGACTTCAGACCCATCATATTCATTCATTTGAAATGCCAGCCAACCATCTTGCCTAAAATACTCATCCATCAGTTTAAAACTGTCAGAATCAATTTCCTCCATGGTGTTGAATGAAAGATTGACTGAACCATCTTTAATCCTACCCATGCGAGTCAGGCTAGCTTTTAATAGTAAGGTTTTCACCTATTCTTCCCCTTCTATGGAGAACGTATGGGTTACTTTTTTGCAACCAGTTACTTGTACTTTGTCATCGTCTTCAACAGTTTTACGCTCTAACAGAGCGATCTGCTGATGAGCCTTTAGAGGTAAAATTCTCACAAATACCTCTAAAGATTCTTCATCACTGAACTCCATAATGGAGATTGATTTAAATGTCAACATTTAACACCTTCCTTAAACTCAACCACACTTTAAAACGGCAATCCGCTAACGTCTATTTCTTCTTGCTCAGCGCTCTCAACTGCTGAACCATCAGATTCTTCGTCTACTTCTGCATCATCTGTCCATTCGTTTGACTCACGGATCTTAGTCTGGAGCCATCCTGGTAATGCGTTAAACACTTCCATGTCTGGTTCCTCTATAGAGAATCCTACAATATCATTAACACCATCTACCTTCTTCTTGGTGTTCATAAGCGTAGCAACATTAGAATACGTCTTATCACCAGTAGTACTGTGCACTACCTGGAGCTTACAGAACTGTCCTAGTAGCTTAGTAATATCGAAGTCATTAGCTTCTGCATCAGTGAATGGAACACCGCGCCAAGAATCAAGATCCTTACGCATGTTAGATTTCTTATTCATTGAAAGCGTATACTTCTTGCTGACAGAGAATACTCTTTCGCCATCAGCCATAGATACTGCTTTGCCATCATCATCTTGTAGTAATTCCCATGACAGGATCACTTGGCGTACTTCTTTATCTCCAAACTTTGCAGAATGAGTTTGTTGAGTACCGATATCAACCATCTTGTAACAACGAGCTAGATATACTCCAGCTGGTATCTGTTCGAACTCTTGGTTCTCTCCTGCCTTAGCACGAATTGGTTTTATTGACATTATTTTGCCTCCTTTGGCTCGGCGTGCGCTAGCAAACCTTTTTTAGTTTTGTCCATGAATCGGTAACATGTAATTACCGCTATGGCCCAGTCGATACAATCCTGGACTGTTAATCCAAGCTCACTGGCATATATAAGTGAAAATCCTCCGTCTTTCCTGGCCGATACAGTCAATAGGTCGTCGGCATGAGGAAAGCCCATCTCGCGGCGCATTAGCTCGTAAATGGCTAACTGTATGAAATAGCTGTAGTACACGCCTTCTGGGGAAGCTGCGTCCTTGCTGGAGCTAGCTTTGCTTGTCTTCCAGTCTGCTGTAACACGGATAATTTCCTTGGTGGCTATCACTCCAAAAATAGGGTTCCACTCTATTTCAGAGTTCTCAGTATCAGATTCCCCAGCAGCCTCATACATTGGGTGATGCTCTCTGCGTATTCCAAGATCACCATCATAAGTTCCACAAACATTGTGTACTTCTGAATATAGTAAGTCCTCAGCGCCATACAGAACTGGCTTAGTAGTATCCCACCAGAGAACAAACTGTTCGAATGCCTTCTCGGCCATCTCTACTTCTTCGTCGAGAGCATCCATTGCTTTAGTAAATTCTTCAGAGTTTGAATCTGGGAATGATTCCTTAATGCCCCATAGATACTGCCCTTTGATGTCAAATAATGATGGTATGTCTTTTAGGCTTGGGTTGTTGGTGTGGGCTAGAACATAATGCTCAATAGCATCATGCACTGCAGAACCTATATCAGCACCTTGCTTCTGCTTACGTTGCCATGCTGTATTAGCTGACTTAACGATTGGCAGTAGATTATCCTTATCTAGTGTTTTGGTGATTCCATTATCCCACAGAGTACCGACACCCTTGGAGAATCCTGTCATCTGCTTACCATCATCAGTTTTGAAGTCGTAGAACCCAAAGAGTTCCCGTATTGCTAAACCAAGTGGCCATGTCATCAAACCTTTTTTCTCTAATGTGTCGCCTAGGAGTGTAGTAGTACCTTTAGGGTAAATAATCTTACTCCAGGCTTTTGGATCATCTTCTGGTAGGTCAAAGTCCACACGAGTTCGAACATAGTATCTGTGCGCTTTGTCCTTATAATCTAACTTAATTTTCCCTGAATATAGAACCTTGGTTATATCGCGAAATGCCATCAATTCCTCCTTTAAGTTTCAATAAATAACGCTAATAATATTGCGCCGAGTGCCAATAGCCCGACTATTACGGCGAATGCAAATTCCATGTAAAGCTCCTTACTTCTTTAATACCCCTATAGTAGCAAACCATAGGGCAGTTGTCAAGTTCTAATCATCTAAGTGTTCTCCTAAGTATTTAATAGGGTCTAGTGCTACTACCATCATTTGTAGGTGAAATTGCCATGATTTGTTGTTGCTTAATATTGCAGTCTTATATTCGCAAGTCTGCTTGTTTAATGAAAGTCTTTCGTCAGTCCACATTTCTCGTGTTGACCACAGAGCCTTAGCAAACTCGTGATTGAAGATAATCTCGTCTGGAGCGTAGTACCCGTTTCGTCGGATATACACAGTTAACCCTGAGTGTGGTGCCTCATTGTGATAGTTTTCTGGGTCATCTAGCATGTCCAGTGTTATCAGCACGACGTCTATTTGGTGATTCTCGGTACTAAAAACATCCCACCCACCAGCTATCGCTTTCTGAATAGCTTTCTCTAATATCTTTTTGTTAGTCATTCTGATACCTCCTTAAAAATTGTCATCCAAAACAATTTTCCATTTATTCTAACTCTGGCTAAATAGTGACTGATACAGTCATGTTCTCGTACTACGGTAATCTGTTTCATACTTCATCCCACATCTCCGAATTGCTTATCTCAATAACTTCAATCCCATAGTTATGACCTCTATGTATTAGGTTTGTTACTTCACTAATACTACGGGCAAGAGCTTTTAAAGGTTTTACATCTACCATAAACTCGACGTAAGAATCCCCACATTCTTGACAATATACTTTATAGGCTGTTTTAGTCATCTATAATTCTTTCTACATTCAGCGCATGAATAAAGTGAATGTGCTTTACCCCAAAATGTATATTTAAGTTTCCAGAGCTTAATTGTTAGTATTTTATGGCGCATCATACTTCATCCCACATATCATCCATATCAGGATTCTGGATCGCTCGTATGAATTGTTCTACTGGTGTATTATTACTAGGTGTCACCTCACTTGGTTCGTCCTCGTGAGGTTTATTATTAGTCATTAAAAATCCCCCTCTGCCACTTGTAAGCATTTTAATCCGTTATTTCTCCACATCTTTACTACACGG